ATCTGGCAAGCACGTCAAGTCAGCCAGACAGGTGGGGTCGGTATGGATGGGATCTCTGCCAGCCCTTATCGGATGGGTTATCAGCTGATTAACCGAGTGCGTGGTCTCATCCAGCCGTATTCTAGTCCTAACTCACTGGTGGGCTAATGCCAGCTGCGATTACCACACTACGTAGCACACTAGCCACAGATCTTACTAACGCTGGCGTGTGGTCAGTATTTGCATTTCCACCAGCCACATTACTTGCTAATGCAGTAGCGATAACCCCTGGCGATCCTTACATAGTGCCAAGCAATAACGATCATGTAACAGTATTACCTTTAGCAAACTTTAAAATTTTAATCACTAAACCTGCGTTAGATAACCAGGGTAATTTGGCTGGTATGGAAGATTACATAGTAGCCGTAGTAACAAAGTTAGCAGCGTCAGCCCTAACACTTAACATATCAAGCATTTCGGCTCCAGCAATCGTAAGCGCTCAAAGTGGCGATTTATTGGTGTCTGAAATAACAGTATCAATCCTAACGAGCTGGAGTTAATATGAGCAAAGAAGAAGATTTAGCCTTTCTAATTAAGACAGGCCAAATAAAGGAAGCACCAAAAGAAAAAGCACAAACTAAGAAAGATGAGGAGTAACAATGGCCATATATCTAAATAACAATGTAGGCGTAAAATTGGCTACTAACGCTGCGCCTACTGCACCATCAATCGATATAAGCGATGTTGTATCAAGCGCTGTTATCAACCAAATCGTAGATGAGCTAGAGATTACTGCGATGGGCGATAGTGCACACCGCTACGTAGCAGGTCTACAATCAGGCACATTTACCATCGACTTTATGAACGACTGGGCATCATCTGATGTCAGCCAGACCCTAAACGATGCATTTGGTAAGACTTTATCTGTATCAGTAATTACAGTAAAAGGCACAGCTGTATCAGCTGCAAATCCTACCTACCAGTTCTCAATCCTAGTAAACAACCTAACACCAATCGGATCAGCTGGAGTAGCTGAAATTGCTACATCTAGCATCACCTTTACTGTAAACTCCGCAATAACAGTATCGCCATCAGTGGCGTTCTAATTAAGGAGTAACAATGGCAAAGCTAAAGATTACTAGGGCTACTGGTGAAGTCACAGAACACAAGATAACACCAGGTGTCGAATACGCTTTCGAGTTGAAATACAATGCAGGTATTAGCAAAATGCTGCGTGAGCATGAACAGCAAACCCATATTTATTGGTTAGCCTGGGAGTGCTTGCGCAGATCAGGCGCACAAGTACCTTTATTTAATGCAGATTTTATAGACAGCCTAGAAACTGTCGAGGTATTAGACGAAGAAAAAAAATAACACAGCGGGATTCTATTCTTTACGGCATCGCACAGTTGTCCGTAGAAACTGGAATACCGCCTAGCGAGTTTATCAATATGGACTCGGAAATGTATCGGGCAATAGTACAAGTATTAACCGATAGAGCTAAGGAGATCAAAAATGCCAGCAGAGGTCGTAGGCGTTAAAGATGTAATGAAAGGCCTTAGTTTTATTGATGAAGATATGTACGACAGAATTAAAACAGTTTTAGATCCTATGATGCGCCAGGTAGAAGCTACTGCTAAAGGTTATGTGCCTAGTAATACAGAGGTACTATCTGGCTGGTCTAAGCCAATCTCTTCACAGGTACATTATAGACCATTTCCAAAATACGAATACAATAATGTTAGAGGCGGTATAGGTTACAAAGAAGGCCAAAATAAAAGATTTAAGAATGGTTTTCAAGTAGAGAATTATGTCTACAACGTAAGCGCAGCTGGCCGTATTTACGAAACTTCTGGCCGATTAAACCCACAGGGTAGAGCGCCATTTACATCTGTTAACCAAGGTGGTGGCACAGTTGCATTTAAGAAATCTGGTAGCGCTAAAAGTAGAAGCCGATCTACACGATCATATAATTCTAATAACCCATTTGCTGGCTATCAGTTCGTTACAGATATGCCACCCCTTACATCACAGCCGAAGATTAAAGATGTTAGAAGTGGCGGGGCTAAAACTAAAGGCCGCTTGATCTATAAGGCCTGGGCTAAAGATAGCCCTAAGATTTACGATTCTATTCTTAAAGCCATTACTGCTACAGCTGATTACTTTAATGATACAACAGAATTAAAGAAGGTGGCATAGTGGCCAATGTAGTCGTATCCGCACTCGCCACCTGGAATGGTAAGGCACTTAAAAAGGCCAAGCAAGATGTCAATGTATTTGATAAACAGTTAAAGAGTTTAGCACGCACCTTTGGAGTTACCTTTAGTGCTACCGCTATTGTTGCATTTAGTAAGAAGGCAGTTAAAGCGTTTGCCGAGGATGAAGTAGCAGCCAAATCGCTTGCACTACAGCTAGAAAATACAGGTAATGCATTTAGGGTTAATGAGGTAGAAGATTACATAAGAAGCCTAGAAAAAACTTATGCGATATTAACTGACCTACGTAGACCATTTCAAACCTTTCTTAATTTAACTAGATCAGTAGCCTTATCACAAAGAACACTAGAGGCTGCATTAAATATAAGTGCTGGCACTGGACAAAGCCTAGATACTGTAGTAGGTGCATTAGCGGCTGGTATAAGAGGTCAAACTAGAGCACTGGCTGGATTAAACACGGGCATAGATGCATCCATAATTAAATCTGGCGACATGAATGAGATCATGGCAGAGCTTGAAAAGAAATTCTCAGGTCAAGCATCGGCTAGATTAGATACTTACTCTGGGAAGATGGATGCGTTAAAAAAGAGTTCAGATGAGGCTACTAAGGCTATAGGCGCAGGGTTAGTAGATGCTTTAACTATTTTAAGTAAAGACAAATCTATAGAGAATCTGTCAGACAACTTTGAAAACCTAGGCAACAATATAGCGTTTGCAATTAGAGAATTGGCTAAATTAGTAAGTGGCTTTAATGACCTAGTAAGTAATCCATCTTTCAAGGCTGGTCTATTGGCTTTGGCTATAGCCAGTAAAAGCCCTAAAGCTGTTCTAGCAGCTTTTGCTATTATTGGTGGTAGTGCTGCGGCAGGTGTAGCCACTAGAGATTTTGGTGGTAGAGAATTACCAGATAATGCAAAGCGCAGTGCATCAAGAATTGAACTTAAGTCTATTAAAGATAGTACAAAGTTTAGAAAACTTGAAAACGAACAATTAAAGAAAAAGACTGCGGTAGATGAACTATCTGCTAAGTTTGATGTAGAGCGTATTGGATTCCAAAAAGCGCTTAATGAAGCCACAGATGCAGAAACCAAATTACGCATTAGAGCCCAGTTAGCAATCTTAGATAATAATGAAGCATTAGCCAAAAAGATATTAGAAGAATTAAAAGCGGCAGATGCAGCAAAGAAATTAGGGGATGCATTAGAAGCTAGCACTAATAAATACGATGCCATGATAAGTAGTTTAATTGGACAATTTAGGGCCCTAGGTTTATCACTACAAGAATCTATGGCCTTGGCAGGTATGTCTGCTAGATACCAGGCTCAGGCAGATGCCTTTGCAGCAGGTAGAGGCGCTGGGGGCGGTGGGGGCGGTGCAGCTCCATTATCAAATGATCCATACGATATTTTAATTAGACAATTAGCGCCTGAATTAAATGCATCCTATGGCTTATCTGCTCAAGAAGCTATATCTCTAGCCACTATGTCTGCAAGGTATCAAGCACAAGCCGATGCGATTACTTTAAGGATAGATGCCTCTGGCGACAAAATGAGCCAAGCAATAGCCGAGAGTATACAACAGGCGACAAGAAACGGCTATAGCACTTCTGGTGCTGGACAGTTGCCATAATGACTGTACCCGTAATAAATGCAGTAATTAACTTTAGCACTGGCCCTAGTTTTGCTCAGGCTATGATATTGGATACTGGCATATTAGACACAAACATATTAGCCGATAGCGCAGCTGTAATTGTAGATGTGTCTAATCAAATTAACCGCATAGAAACTAACCGAGGTCGTACCGCCCTTAGCGATCAATTCCAGACTGGCTCTCTCACATTACGCATAATAGATCAAAATGGCGATTTTAATCCGCAGAACGTAACAGGGCCGTATTACAATTTATTAACACCTATGAAAAAAGTGCAGATAACTGCTACTTACTCATCGGTAACATATCCTATATTCTCAGGCTTTATTACAAGCTACGTTACAACATACCCAGATAATTCAGGATTTGATGAACTAGCCATCACTACTATACAAGCTGTAGATGCATTTAGATTAGTTCAATTAGCACAGATTAGTACGGTTACAGGTGCAACCGCTG